ATGCGTGTTCTTAGCGAGGTAAGGGTCATGCTCGCCCCGCCTGCTTCCCAGCGGTGAGGACTTGATGAGTTACGATGATGATAGCACACGATGCATCAAAAGCAACTGTTGTCGTGTTATTCTTTGTTACACAATGGGAACTAAGAGGGCAGTGTCACCTGCCGACAAAGCAAAATTTTTTGCTTCTATCGCCGCTGGTAAAAACATTACTGAGTCGTGTCGTATTGCTGGGGTGCATATCAACACCGGGTCGAGGTGGTTGAAACGGGCAAAAGAACTAGAGGCTAAGAGTAAAGAAGCGCAACATAAAGCGTCCCACGGTTACGGTGCCGGTGGGGTACAAGGTAGGGCCTACCAGGACTTTATGGAAGCAATTGATCTTCCTGGCGCTATCACCCACGACCAACTGTGCGACGAAGCCAAACGTGGGTTGGAGGATTTCGATTTCTTTCGCAGTTACTACCTCGGGCGTGTCCCCTCCCCGTGGCAGGTTGAGGCAGCAGTCACCCTGATCGAACTGTTGGAGTCGGAAGAGAAAGAGTTCGTTGTTCTGAACGTTCCTCCGGGTGCCGGTAAATCCACCCTGTTTCACGACGTAGCGGTGTGGGCTATCTGCCGCAACAGGCGTGTCCGAGTCATGATCGGGTCGGTGTCCGCAGCGATGGCGAAACTGTACAGCCGACGTATCCGTGAAACCTTAGAACGTGTCATGCCGTTGGAACCAGACCCTGTGCAGGTAGAGAAAGGGTTGGCGGTCAACGCTAAAGGGTGTTTGCAAATCGACTACGGTCGCTTCAAACCTTCCGACAAAGGCGCCCTGTGGCGGGCAGAAGAATTCGTTGTAGAACAATTAGATGGGAATGGTCTTGACAACAAAGAACCCACAGTTCGTGCTTACGGTATTGAATCAGAGTTTATCGGTCACCGTGCCGACCTCTGTTTGTTTGACGACGTTGCCTCCCCCGACAACGCCAGGGAATCGGTTGCGAGAGACAAACTGTTGGAAAGATGGGACAATGTGGCCGAGGCTCGTGTTGACCCAGGCGGTCTACTTGCAGTCGTCGGGCAGCGTCTCGGCTCCGGTGACCTGTACGCCCATTGCCTCTCAAAAATAACTTACGACGACGACATCGACGACATCTACGACGGGTCAGATATTACGAACCCGGAAGATTTGGCGAGGATTGAACCGGCGAAACGGCAAAAGTATCGCCACATCATCTACCAAGCGTATTACGAAGAACTGGATACCGGCAAAGAGTCGAAGCGGTATAGCGCACCCGCCTACCCCAACGGTCCGCTCCTCGACCCGAAACGATTGCCGTGGAAAGACCTGTCCTATATCCGCTACAACAAGCCAGACATTTTCCGTGTCGTCTACCAGCAAGAGGATTTAGACTTAGATTCTAGACTCGTTGACCGTACTTGGATTGTCGGTGGCAAAGGCGTAGACGGCGTAGAGTACAACGGTTGCATCGATCAGGACCGGCAACACGGATACATCGACCGTGGCCTCTCCCACCCGTGGATATCGATAGCAGCAGTAGACCCCTCACCCACAATGTTCTGGGCACTCGTCTGGATTATCTACCAGCCAGAAACCAACATCTTCCACATCGTAGACATCGAACGAACCAAACTGACCGCCGAGGAACTACTCGGCTACGACACCACCACCGGGGCGTACTCCGGCATCATGCAAGAATGGCAAGACCGGTCCAACGATCTCGGCTACCCCATCTCCCACTGGGTTGTCGAAATCAACGCCGCCCAACGTTTCCTCCTCGCCCACGACTTCGTGCGCAAATGGCAGACACGGGAACAAGTCAACGTTGTCCCCCACCAAACCCACCGCAACAAGATAGACGAACAACTCGGCGTCGAAGCCCTCCTCCCACCCCTGCTCCGTACCGGCAACCTCCGGTTCCCCACAATGCGAGGCAACTGGAAAACCTTGGCCGCCGTCGAAGAACTCTGTGCATGGCACCGAGATAAAAAGAACGGCACCGACATTGTGATGGCACTCTGGATGGCAGTCCTCAACCTACCCAACCTGAACCGGGTAAAAAAGCCGCCGAGACTGTGGCGGCCCTCATGGCTATTGAACTGACTATGCTATTTTGTTGGACGGTCGCTGGCGAGAGGTCCGAATGAAATCAATCGAAGAAATCGTTGCTCTCTATAAAGAACGATATGAGGCTAAAGGTCCTGTCCTTGAACAGATGCGTGAAGTACGCCGCCTCGCCAACGGCGACGTTGTTGTTCCGTTAAACGAACTTGATAGAAACACGAAAACTTCAGTAGCGAACCTTCTCGTTCAGGGTCTCGACCAGATGTCGATGCGTGTCGCATCAACGATGCCCGCACCATACTTCCCTGCTTTGCGTGAAGGGCAGGAACGTTCGAAGAACATGGCCCGTGACCGCAAACGGGCAATGCTTTCCATCTGGGACCAAAACCGCATGAACCAAAAGATGCGGCACCGGGCACGACACCTGTTGGCTTACAGCGAAGCACCCGTGTTTATCAAACCAAACTTCGATAAGCGTCTCCCCGAATGGCATCTCCGTAACCCACTTGATACTTTCGCTGCACCGATTGTTGACCCAACAAACCCGGTCCCAGAAAACGTTATTTTCACCTACAACCGTACTTACCGCTGGTTGATGCAAAACTACGGTCCGACACTTGATCGCCGCCTCAAAGTTGGCGAACCATCATGGGACACCCTGTTCACCATCCTCGAATACGTTTGCGACAACGAAATCGTGACCGCAGTGATGGGCACCAACGCCGAACGCAACCCTGTCACCGGACAGATGTATCAAGGTGCACATGTTGTTGAACTGTCCCGCATCCCAAACAAGACAGGTATGCCACTTGTTGTGGTCCCTCGCCGTATCAATCTTGATCGGCAGAAAGGCCAGTTCGACGGAATTCTCGGCATGTACTACACCCGTGCACGACTCACCGCACTTACCGAAATTGCTATCGAACGAGGAATCTTCCCCGACGAATATTTGATCGCCCGCCCCGGAGAAAACCCGGAGATCATCCAAATCGCAGACGGCAAAACAGGCCAGTTGGGTGTCGTAAAGGGCGGCGACATTCAACAGTTGCAGTTGAACCCCGGCTACAAAACGGACATTGCACTCGACCGCCTCGAACGACAAGAACGTTTGGAGGGTGCAATCCCCGCAGAGTTCGGTGGAGAATCCGGCACCAACATTCGTACAGGCCGCCGAGGCGAATCCATCCTTTCCGCAACAGTCGATTTCCGTGTCCAAGAATCACAAGAAGTATTGGCGTCCGCACTTCTTGAAGAAGACAAAATTGCGATAGCGCTCGAAAAAACGTATTGGGGTAATGCCTCCAAATCGTTCTTTATTCCCGGCATGGGCGGCGGAATCAAAGACTACACACCGAACAAACTGTGGGAAACCGACTTCCACTATGTCGCATACTCGGCGTCGGGTTCCGATGTGAACTCTTTGACGGTAACATTGGGCCAGTTGCTCGGCACCGGCCTCATCTCCAAGGAATCAGCCCGTGAAGCGTATCCGCTTATTTCTGACCCAGAGTTGGAACGTGACCGTCTGGTCGCTGAAGGTATCGAGTCGGCGCTACTCCAGTCGATACAGGCGCAGGCTGCGGACCCGAACGGCCCCTACCAGCCTGATGATTTGGCTTTCATTGCAGAAAAGGTGGCATCAAACGCAATGTCTCTACCTGCGGCTATCCAAGCAGCACAGAAACGTGCACAAGAACGACAAGCAACACCCGCACCGGTAGGCGCACCAGAAACAATGCCCGGTCTAGCAATGCCAGGTATGGGCGCAGAACAGCCCGCCGCCCCGCAAGGTGCGCCAAGCCTCGAATCTTTGCTTGGTCAACTCGGCGGAGGAGCACCCCAAATGGGAGCAATGGTCTAAATGGCACCACAATATAAAAACCGTTCCGATTTGCGCAACCCGACACTCAACATCGAACGTAAAGCAGCAAAAGGACAAACCTACGGTGAGGCTGGCCGCCAAATCGCTGCACAAAAAGCCGTTCCAATGGCACAGTCACCCGTCGAGGCTGCACCACCCCCGCCCGCACCAGGCTCAATGGGCGCACTTGACCGCATGACAGCCAACCCGAACGAACCATTGACCGCCGGAATGGACTTTGGTGCAGGCCCCGGTCGAGAAATTCTTGCTGCACCAGGTGGTCAAGAAAACGTTGGCAAAGACGACCTTATTCAGCGTCTACGTCTTGCTGTCGCCAAATACCCCAACCCTAACCTGATTCAACTTCTCATCGCATTGGAAAGTTAATGGTACGAACTCTTACCGATCTCGCCACCCTCGAAGCAGTTGAATCACGCAAAATTATTAAAGAGTCAAAACGGAAGACTCTTGAAGCGACGATTACACCCGAGTTGGCTGGACAGTTCGGCAAAGCGTATATTCTTGGGCGTTACGCAAGCCCCGAACTTGTAGCATCGGCTGCGGTTGCAGGCATCAGCGAAGTTGATGACCTGTATAAGAACCTTCAGACACAGTTGTTGAAGCAGGGCCTTGTTCCCGAGCAGGTGATTGACAAGAACAAGCCTGGTAAGTCGGCTTTGTCGCAGTTCGCCACAGCACAGGAAGGTGACGTTGTTACTGTCACCGACCCGAGAACTGGTAAACCGCTTCAAATTACGATTGGTACACCAGCGCCAACAGCAGCGTTTGTTGCTGAAGGCCAGGAACCTGTTGGTTTGCGTGTCCGTTCCGCTGCAGAACTTCAAGCCGCAGAAGAACGGCGTAAAGCCCTCGAAGAACGTGTCCCCGTCATCAACCTTGACAAAGAATCGTATTCGTTGCGGGGGATGCAAGGCCCTGGTATTTTCCGTGAAGGCATCGGCCCACAAGATGTAATTGCTACACCGTTCAAAATTATTGGTGTCCCATTTCACTTTGCTGGTGCCGGTATCAGTTATATGTCGCCAAATTTTTTGGAGCCGGTCGCAAAAGCAGCCCGAGGGTTTACCAAAACCGCAACAATTCTTCCGCTTGCGGCGGCTGAATTCCCCAAAAACTTTGTTCGCCAAACCCTTCGTGACGCATGGGTGGCCGGTCAAATGGACGGCAACGCCTGGGAACGTTTTACTTACGCTCTTAATCCCCAAAGGATTACTTCCAACCTTGAAATTGCAGCGGTTAACACTACATTTGGACAGACCATTTCTGACATTGCAAGCGGCGAAGGCGCAGACTTTGGTGGTGGCTGGTTTGCCCAGGGAGAAACCGGTCAACGGGCCCGTGATGACATGGGTGCCCGAATCGGCACATATGCCGAAAACCTCGCCCGTGCAGGAAAACCCGTTTATGTGTCTCCTCAAGATGCGTGGTTGAACCAAAATGTTGAACCTGGCCGTTTGGCCGGAGACATGCTGGTTGACGCCAAACTTATTGAGCGTGATGGCGAACTTTACCAATTAGTTAGCGATTTTTTTGAAACCGGTCTTGATATTGGTCTCGATCTCGGTATGTATTGGGACCCAACAAACGCCCTTATCAAGCGTTATGGGTCGATGAGCCAAAAGGTTGCTACGGAATATGTTGCCGCCCGCAAGGCAGGCGATCTTGCAGAGACGTTGCGTATCGAAGCCGAAAACGGTTTGGAGGCAGCAGTTACCCGCAAATTGGCTGATACGGACCGCATGAACGCTGTTGCCCGCAGCACGTTTCAACGTCAAGAGGGAACCGTTTATAGTGGCGACAGGTCATATATAACCGGAAAAACTATCGAATCATTCCTTGATGTTGACGACCCTAACTTTGTGCCAAATACAGGAAACCTGTTTGGCGAAGGTCTGTATGTCACCGACCAGGCTCTTGTTGCAAGCACTAACGGATACAACGTGCCAGGTGCCTTGTCTTGGGATGGCATTACACCAGAGCAAATAAGGGCTGTCGAAGGGATTCTCCCTGAAGGAAGTTTTTTTGGTTCTACCGGCCTCAACAAGGGCGATGCAGCGGTTTGGAAGTTCGACATGTCGAACCTCAACATCATCGACGGAGAAGCGTCTATTGACCCGGCAATCAAACAGATTGTGGACGATGCTTTTACGTCAACGTTGTCGGAACAGGGGCAAGCGCTCGTAAATTATTCGCTTGACCGGTGGCAAAAACTTAACCAGGCCGTTTATTCGTCGAAGTTTAAGAGCCCTACTTCCCCACCAGATATTCGCCCATTTAGAAATTTAGTGGCGGATATGACAGATGGTGTGAAAAAAGTACTTGGTTTGACAGACACACAGGCGGACCAATTTGTCTACGAATACGTTAATCTGTCAATCGATTCATTCGAATATTTTGTTAATTCGTGGGATAAACGTATTCAAGGCCTGCAAGCGAACACTAACAATACATATATAAAACAATTTGTTGAGCAGTCAAGAAAACAATCTAGAATTGCTTCGGACGCATTACCCACTTTCGACGATATAGAAAGTTTGTTAAAGCCGCTTGGGTTTTTTGAGGCTGCCTCAGATTTGAAAACATCTGAGCGTCTCCGCTATCTCCGGGCCTATCTTGGGGCGCATTTTCTTCGTCTTATTGTCGACAACCCGGTATTCGAACAAGTAACCGCACCACAAAAAGGCAATGTTCTAACATCCGTAGGTAAAGAACTCGATGATTGGTTCGGGTCTGGCGCATGGCCTATCGACATAGGTGACAAAACCAGCCCCGTTGTTTTGGCGTTGGTCGAGGCTGGGTACGATGGTCTCAATTATAACGGTGGTGCTCGCATTGGCAGTGCCGGGGACCACACCGCAACCGTGGTATGGAAACCCAGCAAACTGCAACACATCGATCTGCTTACTGGGGAAAAGTTCCCGACCAACCAGGCTGTAAAAAATCTTGACGATGCGGACCGTTTCCGCATGAGTGCAGAAGAACTCCAAGATGTCAAAGAAAGCCTAAAAGACCGTCGCACCACGTTCGGTTTAATTGATGATGCTCCCCGCACCATTGAACCAAACAACCTAAACAATATGCGTTTCAGCAAAGAAGGCAAGCAACTTCTTCAGCGCTTGGCCGACGAAAACAATCCTGTTGTCATTTGGCGTGACTGGCTAAAAAGAAAATCGCCTGGTGCTGCCATTGCTATAGCCCAAGCCAAAACACCAGACGAAGTGTGGCGAGCAATTGAAGCAGCCGTATACGCCGGAGACCCCGACCATAACCTACGCATCCTCCCGTACAGCGGTTGGAAAGACTGGTTCAGCAACACCGGTTTCAAAGTCAAACAGAACGTAGACAGGTACTCAAAGCAGACAGCGATGATGCCTGACAGCACATACATCCCATTCGACGACGCCGCTTTAGCGGTCGAACGTGCCGACAGGGTGCTTCAAGTGTCGGGCGTTAAGGGCGCAGACCGAGAAGTTGTGTTGCTAAAACTTTTCGACGCCGTTGAACAAAACACCTCAAAAGCATGGGACGATTTCTTTGAGGAGGCCAACGAAAAAGCCTTAACTATTCGAATGAGAAAAGCCGGATGGGATGAAGAAACCATCCGACTGTTCACCTCATACCGGTGGAAAGGCGACGATATCACCCGTTTCACCTTGGAAGACCTCGCTGACGATATTCCGATCGAATGGTTCGATGAAGGCGACGGGCCGTTGCGGATTACACAGTTGCTTTCTCGTGGCGGATTTATGATGTCCCCCGAAGTTCTTGACGAACTTGTCCGTGACCTCAACCCAGTCATTCGTGGATTGAAGAAAATTACTTCTGGTTCGGATACCGCATCAAAAGCAGTCGCATCAACAATAAACGGTGAACGTGTGCTGGCAAGGGCTATCGAGTCTGGTCTGCGTAATTGGGCTAAACCAGCCGCTCTCGGTGCCCCGCTCCCCATACGTTACATTCTCCGTGTTATCCCGGAAGAAATGCTGCGTGTGGCGTTCTCTGGGAACTTCGAGAACCTTGGTACATACGTTGCCGCCATCTACAGCGGTCACCTTAACTACGACGTATTTGGTGACATCATCATGGACGCTGAAAAAGCGGCTAAAGAACGAGCCATTCTTGAAGATTTGAAATTTGATTACGATGCGTTAACTCGTGAACAGGCAACTGCTGACCCTGCCCGCCTCGCAAAAATTCAAGCAAGAATTAATAAAATGGAGAAAAAATACGGAACCATCGACCAAATCGAAGGCCGTATTGAACAGTTAAACAAAGCGATTAACGACAGTTTGCCGTCAGCAACTAGGCGGTTGAGCAACAACGTCAAAGGCCATATTGAGTCAACATACGACCAGCAAACAATCAGGTCGCACATGGAACGTTCAGATGTCCAGAGTGTTGTCAGTCGTAAAGTGTCCAACCCGGCAGATATCACTAAAAAAGAAAAGGCGATGCGGCGTTCCTGGGTTACCGCCCAAGCAAGCGATATTGCGGACATGACACTTAACGCCGATTATCGTGCTGTTGCAAAAGCACTGGAAACAGGAGATTCGGCGTCGCTTGAACGTGTCGCAAGAGAACTTCTCAGCGGCGACCTACGAGAAGCGTACAACGAATATACTAAAAACCTTTTCAACGTCAAAGCCGGATGGGACTGGGAAACAATCGAAGGTGCCCGTGCCCGTGTAAACGAAATTGCTACTGACATTCGCCAACGGACAGCACTCGACCCCGACATCCTCGATGTTATTTCAACCGGAACGCTTAATGGCGACAAAGTTGTATTGGACCTCGTTGACCGTGTATACGAAACAACACCAGAGTTCAGACAATTGGTTGCCGAAAAACTGCTCGACAACCCGCAAGCACCGGACCTTGTGCCCTACTACCCCAACATCCGCACAAACGCCAAAGCAACCCGCAACGCCAACTGGATGTACAACACTTTCAGCCTTTACACGAAAGCGTCTGCCGCTATGGCCCGTAACCCGTTGTGGGTGCAAGCATACTGGAAACGTGTTACCGAACTGATGCCGGTCATGGACAACACAGAAGCGGTGTCCATTATTGGCTCTAACGTCGATCAGTTGCCCGACTATCTGCTTGACCGTTTGAACGACGCCGCCGAACAAGCGTCCGGCACTTTGAACCGTAAAGAGGTCACCGAACTGGCGTCCCTACACGCCCGAGATGTCGTAGACAGCCTACTGTACAACGGTCAAAACAACAAGTCGTACTTCGGTTACCGCCACCAAATTCTGTTCATGTTCTTCGACGCATACCGTGAACAGTGGGCAACATGGCTCAAACTGATGAAGAAACCAGCCAACCTGCACAAAGTTGACATGCTTACCCGTCAACTTAAAGAGTTCCGTGAACCCTTTACGCAGGAAGACAACAGCATCATCCACAACGACCCGACAACCAACAAGCAAGTTATTACGGTGCCGCTTAGCCGTTGGATTTATAGAACTTTTGGTGGTGATGCCCAATTGGTCATCCCAACTCGCAACTTGTCGCTTGTCGGTTCAACCGCCCCCGGTTTCTCCCCCGTTGTCTCTATCGGGGCATCAACATGGGAACCGCAAAGCAAAACATGGGCCAACGTCAAGTCGTCCTTGTTCCCATTTGCAACAGGCGATGTCAGCGTAGACATCCGAGATTATGTCATACCCCAATTCGCCCAATACCTCACCGAAGGCGTAGCGGGAATCGGAAGCAGGTTCGCCCCCCAACTAGACACATTCTGGGGACTGCTTGAAAAAGTATCTGGGCCAAACGTCGAAAAAATTAAAAAGGCTTCAGTTTTGCCGATTGCTCGACAGTTGGCTGCTGACGTAGACAAATATTCCCTTACCCCCGAGAGCCGTGCCCAACTACTCGAAGACGCTGACGCACTTTCAGATGTATACGCTGTCATCCGGGCCGCATCCCGAGCGTTCCTCCCGGCAGCATCAATCACCCAGTTCTTCCAAGAAACCAAACAGGGCACCGTCCTCCAAGGCATCGTGCTAGACGAAATCCGCAACATCGAAAACGAAGTGATGGGCAAGGGTGGAACACTCAGCCAAGCCATCGCCACCGTCCTCGACCGCTACGGCACCGGTATCTGGGCGATGCTCGGTTCCGGTTCAGAAACCAACGTCCCCGGCTTGCAGCCAACTAAGGAATACCAGAATTGGGTGTTTGACAATAAAAAGATTATTGACACTTACCCGAACGCCGGTGGTTACCTCGGACCGCAAGAAGGAGAATACAACAATAAGGTGTTCGTTCAGCAAACATTGCTGAACTGGCGAGAAGTCAAAGACCCAAAGGTTGCTATCGAAGAAGGCGCAAATCTTTCGGCCGATGCTTGGTACGACTACCAAGTGTCCCAAATTCCCCGTGGGCAAGAAAACACTACAGAAGCCCGCCAATACAAGGCATCCGTCAAATCTGAAATCCAGCAGCGTTTCCCGACATGGAGCATCCTAGGGGGAGTCGCTGACGCCGAAGTAAGGCGCAGACTTCAAATGAACGATGTGAAAAAGATGATTAACGACGCAGAAATTTTGAGGATGCCACAAGGCGTCGCTCTCAAAAACTATATGACGTTGCGGGAAACCGCCATTCAACAGATGGTTGCCGCCGACCCGTCTGTCACAGTTAACAACTGGACCGACGTTGAGGCTTCGGCCAGCCTCCGGCAGTACCTTTTCGATATCGGTAAGACAATTGCCGAACAGACACCCGAGTTCAACCCGATTTGGACCAACGTCCTTGTGAAAGAATTTGACAGAACCGATCTCGCTGCGGCAGGAGCAACACAACAATGAGCATGACCGGACCTGAAGACACG